GCCGTGTCCGATTTCGGCGTATTTGTCGTTGATGTTCGCAAGATGCGGATACTTGCCTTTTTCGACAATATCCTCCATATCACCGGAAAGATACGCACCCGGTATCTTGTCGGTTTCCTGATTGCTTGGGAATGGCGTGACGAGTTGGTCGGCGATTTTTGCCGCCGCCGTAAAGGCGTCCATAACAATCTTGCTCAGGAGGGTCCCTACAATCGTTGAGAACTGCGCAGCTCCCACCGATTCGACCATTATGTGCGATTGCGCGGTGTCGATTCCGCAACCTTCGGCTGTCTCGCGTAAACTGAAATTGCCGACATCGATATGGTTCGGGTCAGTTGCGGGTAGCATTAAATCCGCTTCCAGCATCTTCGCCATAGCAGCGACTTTGCCGCCACACTTGCTTTCGAGTATGCTTTTAATTTGGTGTCTATTGAAAATCATTTTTGTAATCTCCAAAAAATGTTAATTCGTTTCGGTTTCACCGGTTACGTCTGCTCGCTATGCAGTAACTTTTGCGGCAGGAGTTTGCACAGAACAGCCGTTCCTGTAGCCGACTTTTCCTTGACACAAACTGCCACTTGGCTTGTCGAACCGGCAACCAACGCTTGTGAATCACAGGCGAGTGTCGTGGCGTAAATCTCAAGCAGGTCACCAAAACTAAGCGCAGCCGCGGCTTGCAAATCAAGCTGGAACACCGATTCCAAGCTTATATCCACAGGGATACGCTCGGTTTCACCGGCGGCGGAGTCGCCCATAGCAATTCCGACAAGCGTATCGGCTCCGAGTTCTCTGTTTGCGGCGGCATCACCAGCATCCGCAAGAGAAGCGGCGGGCACGGCATACTCATTACCGGCTTCCATGCAAATAAAATCGCCCTTCTTTACTACCGTTGCACTCTCCACAGGCAGGGTGATTATGCATTGCGGCCCGCTGTGGTATCTTTCTGTAGAAGTTGACATATCAACATCTCCTAACTTAAAAAACAAAATTTCGGTTTCAGGCGGATGTTAAACACACTCTTTGATATGAACCGGTTTGTCGCCGGACATATCTTTGCCGCCGCCCATATTCACGACGCCCTTCTTGCCGCTAATGGCGAGCAATCTGTCCTCGATGAGTTCTTTGGATTGCTCCTCGATACTCTTGCCGCCTTCTTTGGCTTCGAGGGTATAAAGTTGATTCTTAAACACTTCGGTTTTCGCCTCCAGGGGCAGTTTGCTTTCCGAAAGCACCTTGTCGATTTTGGATTTCTTCTCAGTTAACGCATCTTTGACCTTGAGCGTATCGAGGTTCTTTGTTGCCTCGGTAAGTTTTACGGTCAGGCCGTTAACTTCCTCGTCGCGGGATACTGCGCCTTCCGCGGAAAGGGCTTCACATAAATCTTTTCGATTCGTTTTTAGACCGTTAAGGTCTATGTCCTTCCATTCCATGTGATTCTCCTTTTTATCTGTGTCTATTGATTCAAACATTCCTTCGTTCGTAGCGCCAGCCCACACGAGGTCAACGCTATGCACTTCACTTATTGACTCGACAACCTTCTTGCCGTTTTGCTGACCCCAGTTACCACTCGCGTTATGACTGAGTGCCGCCATATCGGGCATCGTCTCTGCAATGTCTGCAAACAGTTTCCCGTTCTCATTCGGCAGACCGATGAAATCGCCCCTGAGTTTTTGGCCCGATTCATCGAAGCGGACATTTGTATATTTCCCGGCCAAATTCCGCACGTCACGCCGTTTGGATTTTTCCTCCTCGCTGCTGGGATGATTGATGAACGCTTTGGCGTTCTCGTAAAGACCGACAGCCCCCTTTAACGCTTCAGGCAGGTAATCGTAACCGTGCTTACTCTTCAATCCCAGCAAGGCGACGCCGCGGATGTTGTATGTTTTCTTGCTGTCATCTCGCTCAATCGTTGCCCCCTCGAACATTTTGTCGGATTCAAGTATCAGGTGTTTCATAATCAATCCTTCCTTTTGGGTTCTTTGATTTTGTAACCCTCTTTGAAACGGTCTCGCCACTTCTGATAACACATAGCGGCGGCCTGTTCGTTTGGCGTGTCCGGACCTTCGCCTTTGACAAAACCTATGCAGCGACTCACAAAATCGCTTTGCTGTTCCCCTTTGTTTGGTCTCGGTAACGGCATTTTTTACTCCAATAAAAAAACCGGCGCACAAACAATAACTGCTTTTGTAAAGCAATCACTGCTTACGCGCCGGTTAGTCCGGTCTCGTAATACTTATTTAGTTATCAAACCGCTGCTCTAATTTTTTCTATTTCTCTCGTTACATTCGCCTGCTTTATTTCGCCGGCATCAAAAACAAACTCGCAAACAACCGAGCCGTATCCTAACAATTTGGCTCGTTCTTTCAGTTTCTGCCATATATTATCGGCTTTGTTCTCGGCACTTGTCAAGGGCTTATCGCTCATGCCGCCACCGCAACGCTTTCGGCAATATGAAGTTCAAGATAACACATATCATTCGGGTGCAATAAATCCGGCTCGTCGTCTTTAGCGAAAAACTTTCCTTCTAAGGCAAGACAATCTTCGCAAGGGTCAATACCGCTTGTTCGCCATATCCAGCCGTCAATCCATTCCTTTTCGTTGGCATAAGCAATCGTCCCTTGCATATATGCCTGCGCCATTTCAGTTCGGGCCAGACGCATGGCGTTTTTGTAGCTTGACCGATAAACGCCAACGCCCGGATGATACGCAGCGGCGGGTCTGCTTAATACAAGTCGTCCGTTCACATTAACCCGTCTGAATAATCTGTTTGGTTCGACAAGGAACCCGCGTATATCCCTGCTCAGTTCTGCCGGGCTTTGGCCGCTTGCAATGGCGGTAACGATTCGGCTCTGTATTGTCTTTTGTGCCTGATATGTTACGTCCCATATCCGGTCGCTCAATACTCTGGCCGATGGCGTGGCAAGCAATTTACTTAAAGCCCGATTCTGGATAACTGACCATTGTGAGGCGGCAAATAGCTCCTGTGTCGCATCATATCGCCTGATTTTGCTATCCGGCCCGATAAAGCTGGTCCCGATGTTTATCTTATATCGACCCGGCAGCATAGCGGCGTTCATCGACTCAATAGAGGCCATAAGCCCGTTGCTTATGCCCTGTATTCGCCCCCGTGTGATTATGCCGGTCATCTTCTTGCGCAGAAGCACTGTTTGCTCTTGCAGATAATCGCGGAGTTTAATCAGGGCGGAGTTCGGCAGTTCACCCGCCACAGCCAAACGGTTGATTCGCTCAGTCAAGGCGTCCGCTGTTTCTCGCAGACCGGCAAGAATCTTCCCATCCTGCAATTCGATATAGTTAAACCACCGGTCAAATGCCTTGCTTGCCGCTAAACGAATTTTCTCTGCTGAGTCGGGCATTTTACTTTGTCAACGTCTCAAGAAATTCCGGGGCGAATCTATAACCGACATTCTCAAGCCCCTGTTTTCCTGTTTTGAACGCATGACCGTCTTTCTTGAAACACCATACCTTGCCGTCTGTGCCAAGATATTCGTAACCATGGGCGATATAAGAAGCGGCGACATCGTTGACGACTTCGGGTTTTGGTTGTCCCTGCTTCTTCGGGGCCGGTTTATCTTCTACCTTCTCCAGCAATTCAGATAGTCGTATCAAATCTCGTGGTGCTGCATCCGGCTTCGGTTCGCCTTTAGAATTGAGGCACATTATCTGTAAGACCTTCAATTCTTTTTTCTCTGATTTATTAAGTTTCGGCATTAGCATCTCCTTTTATGTTTGGTTGATTTTGCCCGGACTGTGATTGATTGTTATTGCTGTTCATGCCCGGCTGGTTCGGATGATTCAATTGGTTATCCGCCGCCTTGGCGCGTTCCATATTCGCCTTATCCTCTTTGTCAATCTGCGCCTGCTCCTGTTTGTAATCGTAACCGAGCTTGCTGGATAATGTCTGGTCGCTCGCCCAGGCGTTTTGTTTGTGAATCTGATACGACTCTGTTTCTTCTTTCAGGTTGCGGGCAATTAAAGGGCCGAACTCGACCTGGCACTCGATGTTTGTTTCAATCTCTTCGGCTTGTGCATCCTGCTTTGTTATCGCCTCAAGGAATTTCCCCGCCTCTTTATTGCCCGCCTTTACAAGTTTACCGAGATATGTCTTTGTCGCGGATGATTCCTGCGTCAAGGTCTTTTTCGACTTGGCCGATATTTCCCCGCTCTCGATACCGAACCGAATTACCTTTTGGAATATCTGATTAAAAAGGTCGGCGAAGAAGTCCTGATAATCCTCAATCATGCGAACAAACGGGCTTTCGCTAACCATAGAGCTTGAGTAATTAGCATTTGAGGCATCTCCCCTGATTATATATTCCGGCAGTTGCGTTCCTAATCCGATTCTCAATTGTATCGCCCTGCCATCCTCTTTGGTGTCTGTGGCGTTGATATTGAGAGCGTCGAATTTCCAGTCGATACCGCGAGTAACCAGAACAGAGCCGGCTTTGGGCATTTTCTTTTTTTCGGTATTCGGCGACTCACTTGGTTTAGTGGTGTTCTCAAATTTATCCGTCACGTTGGTCAATGGACCTGATCCGGTTGCGTTGCCGATTAGATTGTAAATTGTGCGTATCTTATTGAGCTTAACCCTGTCGTCGAGCCAGCCGGAATACTGCCGGATATGCTTTGCCACGCCAATTAAGAATGAGATGCCCCGTTTGACATTTGAATCGACAAGAATTTTAGCGTGGATTATTTCATCGGCGGGGATAATCTCATGCTCCTCAATCAACTGCTTTCTGAATGTCCGGTAATAGTTTACGGGTTTTTCCACGTCCTCCGGGTCGCACTCGACACCGTAACTGTGGTTAAGGTCGCCAAGCCAGTCCCTTATCTCGTTCACGTCGATGCAGCGGATTGTATTGTAAGCGGGGGACGGATTGTCGATATTCGTCCGGGCAGGAATACCAAAAAAGCGAACAAAGACCTCTCCGTCCCTCATAGCCCGCTTTACAATCTCTTTACTTCGCATGTCCCATTTATTTACTTTGGCCCAGGTGTCCCAATAATCTTGGACATCTTGGTTTTCGTCGAGGGCCATAATCCTTACGTTCTTGCCCATAATATAATGCTGCATAGTGTCAAGTATGCACCGGCCCTCAGGCGTATAGGCGATTTTTAATGCCTGCTCCTGCATTACCGTAATATCGTTTTCGTCGTATATCGCCTTGCCGTCGCCGGATAGTTTAGACCAGGCATCCTCGTCGTCGTCTTTGGAGAATGAGGGTATTGACTCAATCAGCTTTCGCTGCAACAACGTCTGCTCAATCGCAAGCCGCGTCTGCTCTCGCTTTAATCCTATCGATGGGAATAATCGCTCAAACATTTTTATCCTTTACGCAAAGGCGTAATCCCCTGCAACTATCATTTCCGGTTCAACGTATTCGGCAAGCATCTTATATGCGCCCGAGGTCCAGTCCACCTGGTCGTCATGTGCGTCCTCGTGACCCGTAAACTCGACAAGTTCTTCGATATACTCATCGGCACCCTTGCCGCGGATTATAAAGAATTTTCCTTGCTCTGCCCGACCTATCCACGGCAACGCACGGACAAGTTTCTCACTGTCCACGCCGTAACCGCGAATATCAATCTCCCTTAACATCGGGTCCGCAATAAGGTCATCGACAAAACCCTTTTGTGTTGCAACACTTTCAATACCTACCGAAACGCACTCCTGCCGAGCAATTAAAGTAATCATTCGTTTACTTGTGGGCCATTCCTGCTGCTCGTGCACAAGCTTGCGAACGTAGATATTGCCGTCTATGTCAATTGCCATTTGGCCGCTTGCTGTATAATCCGCGGTTGTTTTCTTTGTGACCGCCAAATCCCAATACCTTACCCATTGTAAATTATCCGGTGCTGCCTCAATAACCTTCAACCATTCACGTTTGATTCTTGCGCCTGTGGGCGATTCTGGCCGCTGTTGATATAAGGCGTTCCAGTCATAGGAGCCGCCCACCTTAATCTTATTCAAGGCATCGGCATTGTATTTGTTCGGCCATAACGCCTCGCCTTCGCTGCGGGGGTCTTTCGGGTGCGTAAACTCCGTATTTTCGTAAACGGCTGGCAAAGACACAATCTTCCATTTATCGCCGTCTGGATTATTCTGTGCCTCTTTGATTAGCCAGCCGGCAAGGTCATCTATGTGCCAGCGGGTCTGCAATAACAGAATCCGCCCGCCCTTTTCAAGCCGGGTCCGCAACGTAGAACGATACCATGCCTTAATCCCGTCTCGGACGGTTTTACTTTCCGCCTCTTTGCGGTTCTTGTGGGGGTCGTCGATGATAGCATAGTCCGCGCCGGTCCCTGTTATGCCCCCCCCTACGCCCGTGGCTCGATACTTGCCGCGTTTGCCGACGATTGTAAACCCTTTGGCCTGCTTAATGGCCGTATCGTTGCATTTGTAGCCGACGTGCTTCAGGGGGGAGTAGGGGAATAGCTCGTGATATGACTCTGAAAGCATTATGCCTTGAACGTCCCGGCTCATATCGCCTGATAAGTCCATGCCATAAGTGGTGAAGATTATCTGAGCATCGGGATTGTGACCGTAAATAAAGCCGGGCAATCGCCTTGCACATATCTCCGATTTACTATGACGTGGGGGCATAAACAGCATAAGATTATATGGCTTCGGCGACAAAACCCACGCCTCTACCTCTTCGCAAACAAGTCGATGATGCCAATTTGTCTCAAACTTCGCATAAGTGTATTGGCAGAAATTGAGTAAGTGCCGACGGGCCTCTCGTCGTTGAATCTCCTCGCGTATCTGAATTTTTTCAATCAGCGGGTTCGTTTGGAATCCCTTCCAAAACTTCTAATCGCCTTTGCAGTTCTTCGTCGGACATCTTTTCATAATCACCGGCTGCCGGTCTGCTATCCGGTCTGCCCATCAAAAACTCTTCAAGCCGAATCATGTTGTCCAGGTCTTTATATGTCGAGCTGCTTTTATCTTCGCCGTTGTTTATCTTCAGGACCAACCGATTCTTCGCAAAGCGGACCAGCTTCAGATTCTCGGCCAGGCGGTTCGATATAGCTTTGTCCGCCTTCTCATTCGCCTTCGCCTTAATATCCGCTATACGGGCGTCCCAGTTGTCACTGGCTCGATAACGACCACAGGTAATTTCGCAGATTCCACACTTTGCGGCAACGTAAACCAAACTTTGTTGCTCGCAGTAAGCGGCGAACATCTCATTGCGTTTAGAATCTTTAAGTCGGCTTGACATTTCATTTTACGGATACTTTCTCGACAACTTGCAAATTCTCAGGACGGTCATGCCCGGTCTCGAATTTATAAACTTCCTGTTTACAATATGCTTGCGCTTCTTACGCATACTCTTACAATCAGCATAACTCCTACAAATAGCAAGGATAATACAAGAATGGTATGTTTTTGTGACATTGATATTCGGGTGTCGTAAAAGCGTTAATGCTTTATAACGATTAGTGCTTAAGCACCAAATCTTGTCAAGGGGGTAGTTTTGATTTTGGTATGAAAGTGTTCACACCGCAAACAAATCTTTATGTTGTGGAATTGTGTCGCGGAGTACCGTGCGGGTATCTGTATTGTGACAATTTATGCCGTCCAGATTTTGAGTCAAGCCATCTTTAACTTATTCGATTTTGAGTTTATCTTTTGCCATATCGCTCCTGCAAAACCTTTCCGATTGTTTCGGCAATTTCAATTTTCACTTCGACCTCACCATGTTCAAGTTTGCATTGCGTTTCCCTCGACCACCCGCAGAGTATCGAGAACGCCAACTGCGTCAGACCTAATTCTCCTCTCGCTTCTGTCAGCAAAAATCCGTTCAAAGACCTGTGATACT